GGTCCGGTTGGTCCTGCTGGTCCGTCTGGTCCGGTTGGTCCTGTTCCTCCAGCTGGTCCCGTAGGTCCTGTTGGTCCTGTCGCTCCAGCTGGAATTGTAAAGGCGAATACTTTTGCTGTGTCTGGTCCTGAAGCAGTAACAGCAACAGGTGAACCTGTTGTTGCTGTTGGAGTTCCAAAACCTGCCGCTGCTCCAGCAGGTCCTGTTGGTCCGCCTGGTCCCGTTGGTCCAGCTGGTCCCGTTGGTCCAGCTGGTCCGGTTGGCCCGTCTGGTCCGCCTGGTCCTGTTGGTCCGGTAGGTCCTGCAGGACCTTGTAAAGCTAAATTAGTTACTGTTGATTTTTCCCATGCTGATGCAGTCACATCATAATAAGGCACTAAATCATTGGCTGCTGCGTCTGTTCCTGTTGGAAAAGCTGTTAAAGATGTCCCCACATTGGCTGCGTCTGTTACATCAGCTGAAGCTTCTATGCCATCAAGTTTTGTTCCGTCTGTTTGTAAATCTCTTCCATCGACTGTGCCGCCAAGAGTAATATTATTTCCAATAGCTACATTATTACTTTCGTCTTCTAAAACTGCTTTAGATGCAGGTAGTGTACAAAATACATCTTTTGTACCTGCTGCAAAATCAACAGCACTATCACTATTAGAACTTGAAATAATTGTTGTACGAGAAAGCGTGTCAGGTGTTGCATCAGTAACAGTTCCAATACCTACCTCAAAGTGAGTACCACCTTGTTCTTGAATACAGTAGTAGGTAGTGTTTGAATTACCTATACCAGCTACAAATGTTTCAAAACCTGTTGCTGCTCCAGCAAGGTTAATTGTACCCGTGCCTGTGCTTGTGGTCGTCTCTTTGACTCTATCATTTACGACGAAGGCCATTTATCCTCCTATCCTAATCTGATGATCTCTGATCCACCACCCGCTGTAGGGAATTGAATTGTAAATGTACCATTGGAAGCTGTAAAGTCACCACCAAACGCCAACACAACAACAGCATCATTAGTTGGGGCACCACCATCTTGTCTATAAATCAAAGCACCGTTTGCAGTAAATGAAGCGCTTGACCAAGAAACATCATCAAAATCAACAAATGCAGTAGCAGTTCCTGATCCACCAGTTACTGATGGATTTGATAATACTTTACCACCTGCTGAATAAGCAGCTCCTGATGCATTTGTTATTTCGTTTCCTGTTGCATAAGATGTGGTTGTAGCTCCTAAAGTTGCTGAAGAAGTGTATAACGCAATGTAGTAAGTTGCACCACCATCAAAATCGTGGTTACCTTTTAGTAGCTCTTGTTTGAATACATTACAAACTGCTTGTGATATTGCCATACTTTTCTCCTATTAAGGGTTTTGAGAAGGTATAGGTATTCGTAAACTTCCATCCCTATACTCGTCTCTTCGTTTTTTACCTAATTGTTCTTGAGCAAGTTGTTGAATTGCTTCTTGATAAGAAGCCTCATATACTTGTTGGTCTTGCGGAGCTTTCAAGAACTTAAAAGCCTCACATAAGCAGGCATATAATAAAACACGAGAAGCATTTTTGCTGACCCATGTTTCAGTATTACTACTCGATAAGCCTGTTGGTTTTTTAGTAATACCTATCTCAAACTTATACACCTGATTGGGCGTAGGTGCAATGGCTATTGTTCCCATGTCCCATGTTGAATAGTATTTTGGTATCTCAGTTGAGCCCGTTTCTGGTGTTAAATAGTATTCATTTAAGTAGTCTACATCAACACGAGTTAATTTTCGTCTATCTTTTGTGCCTGAGTCCAGATACAGCACCATATATCTAATAGTGGTAATATCAGTTAAAGCCGGAACACTAGGATCTGTTGAGCTAAAACCAGGTAATCTTACAAATCTGTTATTAGTTGCTGTATTACCATTTACGTAAGATTTAAAACAATCAAGTTCTACATCTCTAAATATTCTATCTTCAGCATTTTTTATTATGTCATTAATTATTGTGGTAGTAAGAACCTGATCATCAGTTTCTGTATAATCTCTAATTTGTGTTACTAGTTCTGCGTATGTTGTCATGCTACTAATGTTACAGGACCTGCTGAAGCAAGTCCGCCTCCTCCTTTTTGACTACCTACTGTAGCTGTGTCTGTGTCTACTGTAAATGTATAACTATCGTTATCTACTTTTGTAATAGCATATCCAGCAGCTTTATTAATATTTGTAGGTGTGATACCATCAAAACCGATTGCATTTCTAAATCTTACCACATCACTAGTAGAACGACCATGACTCGGTTCATTAACAGTAATAACACTTGAACCTGAAGTAGCAGTGGTAAACGCGTTAAGAGTAAGCATGTTTGAAACATTACTTTCAGTTCTGTCTGGTCTAGCGTTTTGTAATCCTTGTGCATCACCTTTTTGTGTTTTTGGTTCCAACTGCGGATGCTTAGCTTCATATTCAGAAATATGTACGAAAGAACCATTCCATTCTTTTCTCATTTCACGATATGGATAAGCCATACCGCTTCGATCTGAAATTGCTTTTGATTTATTTCCTGGTGCAAAATTAGACATTTGGATAATATGCCTGTGGAGTTATAAATGTGCTAGAAGAAGATCCGTCTTCTGTTAAAGCTCTTTGTAATTCGTCTTCGTATAACAACTTCATTTGTTGCACCATTTCTGGTCTAACTTTCTGTGCTAAATAATAAGCTAGTCCTGAAACCATACATGGAACAAAACGATAAGGCACGTCAGCCACATTTTGTGGCACGCCCACATCTTGAATTCTGTTTACATAATACAAAGAAACATCATTACCTGCAGCCGTAGTGTCTGGTGTAGGGTAAAGAGTAATCATAACATGATCGATAAATCTTTGAACGTAATACTGTGTAGGTTGTCCTTTTGATAACTTATTAGATAAACCAGAATAGGTTGACCTATTTATCTTTGTAAGAGCAGAATCATTTTGATTTGTTGTTCCTTTATTAGTTCTGTAAGCAGCCTCCAATATATCATCAACACCATAAATACCATTTGTTGGTGATGTGGTTGCACTTGTACCGTCAGAGGAGCTTCTAAAAAACTTATATTCTGATTGTCCTTCAACCAGGTCTAGATTTGTTTTTGCAATCTCCCAATAATGTAAACCTCTGTTGGCCCATTCTTGAAACATGATGTCCAAAGAGCGTCTAGCAGATTTAAGTTGATATCCTGAAACTGAATCTAAACCTACTCGATTGTATGCTTCTTGAACAACATCATCAATTTGAAATAAGCTCTCAGCAGCAGTTGTTCCTGATGTTGCCATCTAACCTCCTAGTTGAATGTTACAGTAACGCCGCCAGTAGTTGTTAAATCTAAAAACACACCTGTTTTAAATTTAATACCGCTACCAGGAAAATAAATCTGTAGTCCCTCTGTATCAAACTTAAACTCATGAACTGTACCTGCTGCGGAAGTATTGTCATAAAGTTTAACAACACAGTTACTTCCACCTTTTGCTTGTAAAGAAGTTACTCTACAAGGTCCCGTTACTAATTGTCCATCAGCTGCTAGATGTGCGGTTCTCTGATCCGATGTAAATGATCCACCACCTGCCATAATATTGTCCTCCTGAATTAGCGGGGCCGAAGCCCCGCTTTAATTAATTATTATAACGCAGTTAAATTATTGTTTTGTACATATTCAACAACAATTCTTGCTTTACCTGCATTTGCAGAGTTAGCAACAGTAATACCATAAAGTTCGATATCAGTTGTGCCAACATTGTCCCAAGCTCCTGCTGAAGCCTGTAACATTTTTAATGGTCCTACTGCTGTAGCAGCAACGTTGTGAGCTGCTGCAATATCAGTTGCATTATCTGCACCATTACCAATAGCAATTGTAGTTGTTGAAGAGTTCGCAAATAATTCTTCTACTACTATGTTTATGTTCATAATTTGACTGTTTGCAGGAATAATAATTCCTAAAGCAGTCGCAGTAGTAGTTGCGTGAGTCAGAGCAACAGTTGACGATTGAGTCATTACCACTTGACCAACGTTTTTAACGTCAGTTCCAAGTGTTGTGCCTGTTGTATTTTTGATCGTTCCCGCTTTAATCGGTCCCGAAAAAGTAGTTGTACCCATGTTTGTGTCCTCCTATAAATTTAACACAGTCGCGAGTCCGTCTGGTCAAGTCTGTGTTTCTTTGAATATACGCTTTTAATTAGGTGATTGCAAATAAAAAGGGCGGCCGAAGCCGCCCTCTTAATAGGTTTATAACCTTACGATTATACGCCTGGTGTTCCGAAGATACCTCTAGGATCAGAGAAGCCGAAGCTGTATCTTTCCCTAGCTTTATATCTAACGTTACCAGTTTCAAAATCGCCTTCCATGGCAGTTTTGATTGGCGCACGAACCAT